GCATATCTGACAGGGGAAGATTGATTTCAATCCCTTGCCGGGGCGATTAAAGTGCAGCCCCCGAGAATTGAATCTCGGGCTTTAGTCCATGGAGTTTCCCAGTGAAGTACATCAGTAAAGTGGTTGCAGCAGCCGTTCTCGGTTTCACCCTCGCAGGTTGCACCGGCACCGCCATCAAAACCCCGCAATACGACAGCAGCCAGTACACCGTGCTGGGTCACAGCGAAGCCAGCGCCACCGGCATCATGCTGTTCGGCGTGATCCCGATCGGCCAGAACAGCCGTTTCGTGCGCGCCCAGGACGCCGCCATCAAGGCAAAAGGCGGCGATGCGCTGATCAACACCCAAGTGCAGGAAAACTGGTTCTGGGCCTGGGTGCTCAGCGGTTACACCACCAAGATTTCCGGTGATGTGATCAAGCTGAAAACCGCGCAGTAAAATCGCTCGGGCTTTCAACTGAGCCCGCGACGTATCATGGGCCAACCTTTCGAGGATGGCCCATGAACCTCAGTATCCTCTATGCACTCGCCGCCGCCGCCCTGTTCGGCGCCAGCACCCCGCTCGCCAAACACCTCGGCCTGGGCCTCTCGCCCGTGCTGCTCGCCGGCCTGCTCTATCTTGGCAGTGGCGTCGGCCTCGCTGGTGTGCGCGTTATTCGTGATCGCGACTGGAAACCCTCCGGGCTAACCCCTTCGGAATGGCCCTGGCTGCTCGGCGCCATCGCATTCGGCGGCATCCTCGGGCCCGTCGCGTTGATGTTCGGCCTGACCCGCACCGCTGGCGCCACCGCCTCCCTGATGCTCAACCTGGAATCGGTGCTGACCGCCGTTATCGCCTGGGTCGTGTTCAGGGAAAACGCCGACCGTCGCATCGTCCTGGGGATGATCGCCATCGTGCTGGGCGGCGTGGTGCTGTCGGGGGCCGACGGCGGTGGCACCAGCCATGACTGGACGGGGCCGCTGGCGGTTGCCGTGGCGTGCCTGTGCTGGGGGATCGATAACAACCTGACGCGCAAGGTGTCTGCATCGGACGCGCTGTTTATCGCCGGGGCCAAGGGGTTGATTGCGGGGCTGGTGAATGGCGGGCTGGCGCTTTATCTCGGGGCGCAGATCCCGGGCATGGCGCGGCTTGCACCTATCTTGCTGGTGGGTTTTCTGGGCTATGGCATCAGCCTGGTGATGTTCGTGCTGGCGTTGCGCGGACTGGGCAGCGCACGCACGGGAGCCTATTTTTCCACCGCGCCGTTCCTGGGTGCTGCGATTGCGGTGCTGTTGTTGGGTGAGTCAGTGACGCTGGCGTTCTGGATTGCCTCAGCGCTGATGGCCGTGGGGGTTTGGCTGCACCTGACGGAACGGCATGCCCATGAACATCAGCATGACGCGACGGAACACGGGCATCGGCATGTGCATGATGAACATCATCAGCATGAGCACGGGTTTGAGTGGGATTCGGCGGAACCCCATAGCCATGGGCATGTGCACAGTCCGCTGAGGCACAGCCATGCGCATTTTCCGGATGTGCATCATCGGCATCGGCATTGAATGTATTAGGGCGGCGCTATAGGCCGCCCTTCTTTTGACATACAGGCCATTCAAGCGTGATGACCTGCGTGACCTTTATGCTCATATTCCCATCCCTTACACGCCAACCCTACGTGCTTGGGAATCAAGGCAGCACCGCTGCTATACGCCGTGATAGTCCTGCGCGAGAAGCCGAGTTCTACCGCCGCCGCAGAAAGAGACAAATTGTTGGTGAGCATCCACTTTCTGAAATCCTGCGTCAGCATGACCTCACCAGACTGCTCCAATGCCAGACGATGCAACGTAACGGCCGACACTTCGAGGTCACTGCCCCATGTCACATCAAACCCCCACTCACCTACTTGGGCCTGGCAGAATAACGCCAAATCCAAGAGAGGCTCGAGGACCGAGAAATTATTTATATGATCAGTGAGATCAACGGTGTGCCGCTTACCGTTGTGCCACTCGATCTCTAAGGCATGCTTGCCGGCAACTGGTTGCACAGCAGAGATGCGAAGCTTGCTGGCCATAAGTCAGTTCCTCCGGTTTTGTTCATCCCATACGCGCTTGAGATCAGCGATATGGGCTTTTGCCCAAAGCGGGGCGGCTTTCAAAGCTTTCGTTTCGGCACCTATACCGAGCACGACAAGCCCTTCTATCTGAACCAGCGACTCACCATCCGGCGTCTGCACGTGAAAGTGCGGCGGCGCGTGATCGTCAGGATAGATTTTTATTTTCCAGTTTCGTTCAGCGTGTAGGGTAGCCACGTAATCAGATGCTAGAGAAATTTTCTCCCTAGCATAACCGGCCTATTAGAACATCAAAACTGAAATTTTTAGCCATACCTCCAGACCGCGAAGATCTGTGGAGGTTAGTTTTTCAAACCCCTGAAATCACAAAACCCCTGGGTTCTCTCGAAACCAGGGGTTTTGTTTACATCGAATTTGGCGGTGAAGGAGAGATTCGAAAGTACCCGCACCCTCGATCGCTCAGCCGAGGCCCCGGAATACAAGGGCTCCAGCGGTGCCGGTTGCGCGAAAGCGTTCCCACGCCATTCCCACGGACCTCAGATTGCACCGCGTTACGCGTGCGCATCACACGTGTAGGAGGCTGAGATTCGAAATCTAGAGGGGGGCAAAAAAAAGAGTAACATAAGTAATCTTGACCGCTTTTCACGCTCAAGCCATTGAAATTTAATGGTTTTGTATTCCGACCAAAAGGTAATTTTTTAGTAATATTGAAGTAATCTGATTACTCTTTATAAATGTAATTCTCATGCTTATAAAAACCCTTTAAAAACAACACGTTGGCAAAAAATTACCTTTTCAATTACTTCTCTGTTACTCCTTTTTGTAATACCGAACCCCACGGAATACGCGGCCTCCAGCCCATTACCCATACGCGATTACTGAAATTACTCTTTTTGAAATCCCCCCCCTCTACCTGCACAGCAACGCCTCCAGACCTTTCGAAGAAATACCCCATCGGTGCAGGGTTCCGCAGGCTTTCAACCTCCCCACAACGCCAAGCAAGCGCCCAGCCTGAGCCGCCGTGAGTGGTCCGCAGGAGCGCAGAAAAAACGACCCATTTAGCCCGCAGGCGAGGTGGGGGGACGACGGCGCGCGCCGAGTGCTGAAGCACGCCACTGGCCCACATGTGGCACGCCAACTCCCCGGCCTGCCAGCGGCGAGCCTGGACCTGTCCTGGCTGGGACTGCCCGGCAGGCCGAAACATGCTAAAAGCCCCGTGTTTATTGGTCCGCGCAGCCCCCTACGCTTGCCGTGACAGGCTGCAAATGCTATGTTGGAATGGGTTTTTTCATGCTGTTGAAGAGCAAACTTTCATCTATCCCAGCTGACTTTTCCGGCCCAATCTCCGCCTCCCCCTTTGCTGCACCGAATGGACATCATCCGATGCTCCACCTGGTGCTAAATCAGCGAATATCGAAGGAGCGACCACCGAAGCTTATGCCGAATTCAGGACCGAACGCCAAAACCTGTATTCAACGAATAGTTGACATAACAACTATGCGTACTCGAAAATGAGCAACGACCGTTAATAACGGTCTATTCGCTAGACATGAGTCGGCGAAAGGTTCGGCACAGCCGATCTGTAGCAGCGGATGTCGCTGCAAGGAAATGCCAATGGCAATCAAGAGCGATACCTTCAGCCGCGTTGAGCTGAGTGATAGCGACGCAGTGCGCTTTGTTCAACACATGCGTGAAGACAAACCCAATGCGAAAGCCAAAGCTTCGTATGCGCGTGGTCGCAACCTTCTGAGCCAGGTTTTCAACAGCCAAGCTGCACGCGCTCGCTAACCAAAGTGGGCGCACATGCAGCCAGGTGTTGATTACTTCATCGAAAAGCTAGATCCGTTTCACCAACCGAATAAGTTTTCAATGGGCCCAGATGAAGATCTGCGGCCCTTGAAGTCCTTCATCCAAGCAAACGCACTTCAATACCAGGTGGCCAACGTAGCCGTTACGTACGTGGCCATTCTCCCTCCCGCCGAGCCTAAAGCGCGTCCTCGGGTGATTGGTTACATCACCCTGACCTGTAGCGAGATAGAGCTGTACGACGCGTACGTACTGGAAGACTGCGAGCACGCAAATCGCTACAAGACTATGCCTGCGGTGAAGGTTGCTCGACTCGCACGTCACTCAGAATACGCAGGCCATAGGATTGGCGAGGTACTGATGGAGTTCGCCATCGCCATGGCGGCGGACTTTATTGCTCAACATGTGGGATGCAGGTTTCTCGTTACAGACTCAAAGGCGCGCTCAGTGAAATTTTACGAAAGAGTAGGCCTGACGCTTCTGGACACTGAAGAAAATCGTGCACGTAAAGAGCCTGTGATGTTTTTGGATCTAAACAAGCTGGTGCTCGACGCAGATTCCCCCCCCGAAGAACCGCCCATAGACGTTTTCCTGACCGGGGTGTGAAATAGCAGCAACCGCTCAAAGAAAAGCCGCCTGACAGGCGGCTTTTCGTATACCTAGTTCTGTAAGATCAGAACAGCCCTCCCAAGGAAGCAGGTTCCCAATTCATGATCACCAGCTCCCCGCTGACCTCAGCTTTCCCCTGACGCTGATTCGCCGTGCTGTATCGGATGTCCACCATTTCGAAGTGAAACCCGTCAAACACCCGCCGAATATCTGGATGGTCGTTAATGCTCACCATCACCTTGCCTTTGCAGCGCCGCATGAAATCAGCCATCCGCTGGTAGTTTTCAAAGGGAAAGTCCACGCCATAGCCTGCGGTCTGCCAGTAAGGCGGATCCATGTAGTGGAAGGTATGCGGCCGGTCGTACCGCTCCGCGCACTCCAGCCAGCCCAGGTTCTCGACGTAGGTGCCTGAGAGGCGCTGCCACGCGGCGGACAGGTTCTCCTCGATCCGCAGCAGGTTGATCGCCGGCCCCGTGGTCGCTGTGCCAAATGTCTGCCCGCTGACCTTTCCCGCAAACGCATGGTGCTGCAGGTAGAAAAACCGCGCAGCCCGTTGGATGTCGGTGAGTGTTTCCGGCCTGGTCATCTTCTGCCATTCGAACACCTGCCGAGAGCTGAGCGCCCACTTGAACTGGCGTACGAACTCTTCCAGGTGGTTCTGCACTACGCGGTACAACGTCACCAGGTCGCCGTTGATGTCATTGAGAACCTCAACGGGCGCAGCCTGGGGCCGCATGAAGTAAAGCGCAGCGCCGCCGGCAAAGACCTCGACGTAGCATTCATGTGGTGGGAACAGTGGAATAAGACGATCTGCCAGACGGCGCTTGCCGCCCATCCACGGGATAATTGGTGTGCTCATTAAGTGATCCTTGTTTCGACAATTGGATTCGCTTAGGCTTCGCACCCCCTGCGCAGTGGGGCGAGGCCTTGGTTGGAGCACTCGGCACGTTCGAGTGATTCAGCGTCGAGCGGGTGTTAGCGCACCAGCTCGTCGCCTCGTTTACTGCGCAGGGGGTTTTAAGCCCCCACGGGAATTTCATAGGGTTTGAACCGCACAACCTCCTCCCCAAGCCAGTCATTCACCTGCGCCATACGCGCCTGAATCGGCTCCAGTTCATTGGCTGCATAGATCTGCGCCGCCTCCCTGATCGACCCAAACCCACCCGCGTTCTGCGGCACGATGCCCATCAGCTGCGGCGGAATGCGCAAGCTGGCCAGCACGTCGTCGCGGGTCTGGTTTTTGATCGAGTTGAATTCGTCCTTGGCCGTCACTTCGCTGACAGGGATGATCTGCAGACCGTCCTTTTTGCCGTTCGGCGAGTACACGAACAGGTTGCGGAAGTTGCCGGGCCCCTTGGAGTCCTTCAGCGCTTTGCGCAGTGAATCGACGTCCGCTTCGTTCTGCGCGGCGTCGGTCATGTAGAGGATGAAGCCGGCGTGACTACCGTTCTCGTAATACTTGCGGCGAAACAACGTGGCCGACTCATTCAGCAACGCCGACTGCAAAGCGCTGATCCACTCGGGCAGGCCATACACCTCCTGGTGCAGATCCGCTTCCCGCAGGTGAAAAACGGTGCCCGGTTCAAATTCATGCTCTTCCTTCCAGCCCTGGACCATGAACTGCCGGCCGTCCTTGCCCGAGCGCATGTACTTCGCCAGCGGCGGTACCAACTCGCGCACCGGGCCGAGCATCGAGCGCCGTCCTTCCAGATAGCCATTGCCCAGGCACAGGAAGTCCAGGGCGAACTGTTCGAACGCTGCCCGCGACAGCAGCCGGTGTGGAATGAAGGTTTTGCTCAGCAAATTGCGCTTGAACATCAGCCCCGAGTGAAGGTGCACGCTGGAACCCACAGACCGTGCCAGACCGTCCAGCGATAGCGGCGGCTCGTACCACCGCCCGTTAAACCAGCACTCCAGATAATCAAACACCTCCCGGCCACTCAGGACCGGTGACGGGTCACCAAAACTGAACGCCTCCATCTTGCTTTCACTGCGAGGAATAAACTCCTGCGTTGCAACCGTGGAAGCCTGGGTCACTTGCTTGGTATTTCTGCGGCGGTTTGACATCAAAAAATCTCCATCCGCCCGGTATTGGCAGTGGTCTGCCCTTCCAGCGGTTCGTTGTGCAATGCATGAAAAAGCGCCCACGCCAAGTCGGCGTGGCCGGTGTTGTCGTTGCGGCCGGCGGTGTAGGTGAATTGGCGACCGCCTGCGGTGATAGTCTTGCGAATCGCCATCAACGACTGCGCCATGTCGGTCCAGCCGGCGTCGAACTCCAGCCGGCCCCGGTGGATCACGTCGTAGGCCTTCAGCACCAGTCGGGTCTTGACCTCAGGCGAATAGCTGAACGTGGTGACATTGGGGAAGAATTGGCGCACCAGCTGCGCCACGCCGCTGCCCAGACCGGTGACATCGATCCCGATGTACGTAACCCAGTAGCGGTCGCAGACGGCTTTGATCACGCTGGCCTGCGCCGCGAAGTCCATGCCTCGGAATTGGTGACGCTCCAGCACCCGGAACTTGCCCCCTGGTACCAGAGGCGGTGCGACCACCACCAGGCCCGAGCAATCGCCGGTTTCCGCCGGGTCATAACCCACCCACACCTGGCGGTCGCCGAACGGCCGCATCGCAAACGGCTTATAGTCCTCGGCCCATTCGACCCAGCTGTCGACCATGCAGGGCTGCAACACCGTCAGCGGGAAAATGCTCGCGCCGTCGTCGACGAATTCGCACATGAGCAGGTTGGCGAACGCTTCCGGGCTGTACTCCCGCCGCAGTTCTTCAATGTCGAACAGGTCGCAACCGCCCTGCTCCGCGTCGAGGATGGTGACGATCTGTCGCCACAGCCGGTCTTCGCAGAACCTACCCTGCTGGAGCGCCCCGTGGGATACGTCGACTTTGGTGTGTTGCGCCGCCGGCTTGCCCTTGTTGAAGCGCTCGCCCGTCCAGAAGGTGTAGGCCTCATGGGCCATGGTAGACGGCGTCGAGAAGTAGGTTTTGCGCCACTTCTTGTGCATCGCCATACCCGACGCAACCTTGTTCAGCTCCTCAAACTTGAACGTCCAGAAGAATTCGTCGAAGTAGAAATTGCCGTGGTAGCCCTGGGCCGTGCGCGCGTTGGTACCGAGAAAAAACAGTTCGGCGCCGTTCGGCAGCACGATGGGATCGCCGGTCAGCTCGACGCCGATGACCTCGCGGGCAAACGCCTGGATGTACCCACGGAACAGGTAGGCCTGATTCTTCGAAGCCGACAAGAAAATCTGATTGCGCCCGGTTTCCAGCGCATCAATAAACGCCTCTCGGGCGAAGTAGTAAGTGGCGCCGATCTGCCGGCTCTTGAGGATGACTCGGGTGCGCTGATTGCCCGCCCGGTGCCAGTCTTTCTGGTAGTCGAAACACCCATCGATAAACGCTTCGCGCAGCAGCTCGATCTGGTCTTCGCTGATGTCGTTTTTCGGCGTCTTCTTCTTCGGTCCTTCGTTGCGCTTGGCGAGGTTGGGGTTGAGTTCGGTTTCGGTACCGCCACCCTGAAAGCGCTGAATGCGGGCCTG